TCATGCCGATGCCGCGAAGGATGTCTGTCTTGTTGGCTTCTAGAACCGCTTGGCAACGCTCTAGGATTCTGCCCGGCTCATAGGTGACCCGAATCGTTGCCATGCGCTCATTCTACCGATCGCCTCATCGGAGCGAAGTTGTAAGGGAGCGAGTCCCAGTCAGACCAGCCACGCACCGGCCGGCCGTTGATCGTCTCCGGCCGCTGCTGGACGCCCGAGTTGCTTCTCGGTGCCGGGTGCCCGCGTGCGCCGGTCTTGCGCACCATGGCGATCATCCCGTCGTCGCTGAAGACCTCGTCCCACTTGACCTTCTCGATCGCCGACGAAGACCCCCCGCGCCGCCACAACATCGCGATGACGCCCATCTCCGCCACTTCGACGTGGGTCGCGTTGGTGGAGTCGTAGTCGATCTGTGCGTAGACCGGCCACAAGTTGATGACCGCCTGCGCTGCCGCCTCGCCAACGCCGGTGTCGATGGTCGTCGCCGATCGGTCGCGGATGTTGGTGAGAGAGACCAGTCCGCTGGTGTCGTAGTCAGCGACGACGGCCGCCCAAAGTGCGCTCGCGCTCATGTCGGGTCGGTGAAGGTCGGGGTGCCGGTGGTGTGCGGAAGGTATCCGAAGCCGGACACCCAAAGCCAGTATTGAAGGATGCCCGTGCCCGGAGCGCCGCCGGTGTCGGTGAACTCGACGATGTCGTTTCGGAGCCAGTTGACCGGTGTCGCCGCGGTGTGCCGGAGGCACCAGTAGGTCCCGTCGATCAGGGTCCAGGGGCCGAACAGGCAGTCGTCGATCAGGAGCGTGCCGCTGGACGATCCCGTCCAAGAGATTTTGACGGCCACCTCGTCTTGGTTGAACTGTTTAAACCAACAGCCCTGATCCGCGTCGAGCGTGATCTCCTGCCAGCCCGATCCGATGGCCGACAGCGCCACTGTCTTGGTGGTCTGGCCCAGGGTCAGGGTGACGCTGCCGTCCGTCGCGCTCCCGATGGTCTTGTTGACCATGATCCGGAGGAAGTAGGGAGTGAACGCATCCAGCCGGCGAACTCGCATGTTCGCAAGCGGCTGCGACAGCACGATGTCACCATGCCCGCCGGCCATCGCCAAAGACGCGTCGACCGTCGCGCCGACGTGCGACTTGTAGAAGTTCGAAGTGTCCTGCGAAATGTGGTTTCCTCCGGACTCTTCGGTCCAGGAAGCGAACCTCGGGGTTGCCCCGCCGGAGTAGGTCGAGAAGCTGGAGTTGGTCAGGAGACTCCCGCCGGCCCCGGTGCCCGCGTGGCGACACGTGATCGTGGTGCGCGCCGCGTCGCCAGACCCGTAGCTGCCTCGCTCCAGGTTGTCCGGGCCGGCCGCCTCGCCGATCATCTCGAACAGCTCCGCGTGCTCGTTGGTGCCGCTGTTCTTGTCGCCTCGACAGATGAACTGCTTCCGCTCGACTGTGCACGCCTCCAGGTCGAAGCCGTTCTCGTCCTCGGTTAGCCGGGTGATCGTGCCGTTGCCGATGTTGCTGCCGCCGGCGGTCGCGGTGTCGTAGGTGATCTGCCGGCTCTTGACCGTCTTGGCGTTGTCGATGAAGTGCTCGTAGAGCGCCGTGAAGATGTCGCCGGGCTGCCGGTAGCCGGCTTCCTTGCCCAAGATCGCGGTGTACTCGTAGAGCGCCGGCGTGATGATGCCGGAAGCGACGGCCCCCCCGACCATCGTCGAGAGCTGCGCCCGCATGGAAGACATCATGCGCGCGTATTCGTCAGGCAGGTAGACGCCTTCGAGCGACTGGGTCAGCGTGTCGAACGTCTGGCCTGCCCCCATGTGGACGGTGTCGTAGTGCGCCCGGAGTGTTTCCAGGATGTCGACCGCGTTCCGCCACTGGATCTGAATCTCGTTTTCGGTCGGGGTGCCGCTCATCTTTAAACCTCAAGTTCCGCGGGCCATTCAAGCCCTGCGTCCTCTAGGACTTCGGGGTAGAAGCTGCCCCTGGTGCCCTTCTCCTGGTCTTCGCAAAGCTGTGCGAACACGAAGCGGGCCGCCGGTGCGTCGTTCGGACTCGGGGTGTAGGTCCGAACCGGCTTGTTCATCTGCGCGCGAAGCTGCTGCTCTTCGGCCGTCTGGATCGTGATCAGCTTGCCGCGTCGCGGGCGGATGTGGTTGTCGCCGACGTTCTGCCCGGTGCCGGCTTCCTCGCGGACGCCCTTGTCGTCGTAGAACCGGATGACGGTCCGGCGGAGCCTTTCTTCAAGGCGAAGCAGGTCCTGCTGCGACAGCTTGACCAGCGACCCGATGACCGGGATGCGCTTCTTCTGGTTCGTCCGCATCGGGTCGGGGACGATCAGCTCGTTAACCTTGGGGAAGCAGATGCCTGCAAGGTCGATGTGCTCGACCGGGGTCGACGGGGTGACTCCAACCCAATACCAGAACGACTTGGTGACGCCGAGACCGGGGTTTGTCAGCTCGGGGACAAGCGTGTTGCCGGCGCGAATCTTCGACGACTTGGCCTTCTTCTGCCGGCCGGCTGGCTTGCCGACGTCCGGATTCCTTTCCGGCGCGAACTTCGTCGGTGCCTTCTCTTCTTCGGTGTGCATAGGTTCATCTCCTTTAAATGCACGCATTAAAACAGCCGCCACCCACCGTGGGCAGCGGCTGGTTTAAAAGATCGAATCAGTTGTTGACCTTGATACACCCGTAGGGAAGCGCGATGCCTGCGCCGGCGCGCCGCTCCCACTGGATGTATTCCTCGCCCGTGCTGCGGGTGTGGTCGGAGTTGTTGTCGCCTTCCAGCGACGTAAACTCCTGCACGCCCTCGCGATCGAGCAGGAAGGTCGGCTTCTTCGGGGCTTCCTTCAGGAAGATGTAGAAGTCGCCGGTCGCCAGACGGCTCGACGCCCAAAGAGTCACGTTCCGGCTCGCGTCCTGCACGATGTTGCTCGGCGTGCTGGCCGCGGTGTTGGAGCCGTAGACGACGCCCTGCCGCTTCTGCAAGAAGGCTTCTTCGAACGCCTCCAGGTCGGCTGCCGCGTGACAGATGATGACGCCCGCATCGACCGTCTCGCTCGACAACAGGGGCTGGCCCTTGCCGTCTTGGAACAGAAGGAACTGCTCCAGCGCGTTGTAGTAGTCGGTGAGGATCGCCGAAGCGGAAGCCAGTCCCGATCCCGACAGGAGGTTGCCGCTCGAAACGCCGAAGCGATCCGTGCTGTTGCCGTCCTGCGTCGCGAACATCGCCGCGCCGTCCGGAGCGTTCGGGATCGCCGGCAGCGTGTCCGTCGACCCGGTGATCAGGTCGAAGAAGAACCGCTCGGGCAGAAGAGCCGCGCTCTGGCCGGCCATGCGAGCCACGTCGAACAGGCTCTGGGTCTGGTCGTCCTTGCGGTCCTCCTTGTGCCAGGGAACCCTCCGCGCCCAGGTGTAGACCGGGACGGTGAACTGCACCGAGTCCATGGCATCGGTGGGGATCGCGGTGCCCCTCTGCCAGAACTCCATGTGGGGAGCCGCCTCGAAGTACGCGAACTCGTGCTGGCGGTTGGTCGCGGACACGTTGAGGTCCATGACCATCGAGAGACGCGAATCGGCCTGCCGATTCTGGATCGCCGAGTAGGTGTCCGCGAACTCGGTCCGAAGACCGTTCGCAAGGACCGACGACGCGATGATGGTTGACATTTTAAAAGCCTCGCTTGGTCAGTTGGTCAGTTGTCGCCGTTGTACTCGGCCGGGGTGTAAAGACGGACATCGCAGTCCGAAGCGGTGCGGAACCGGACGACGTATCCGATCTTCTTGGCCGCAGCCGTCGCCGTGACGGTCAGGTTGGCCGTGTCCGAGTCGTCGCAGTAGACCGGGTCGCCAACGCTCGCTTGCGTCGCGGAACCAACAGCCATGTGCATAAGCGTGACGCCGGACTGGTCCACCTGCCCCTCCGGCGGCTTGGCGTCGCCGGTCGCGCCGACGATGACCCCGTCGCCTAGGCGAGAGTCGCCCGACTTCAGGATGCCCAGGAACAGCCCCGTGGCTTCGGTGTAGTGGGTGAGGTAGCCGGCTGCACTGAGCTGGACGAGCTGGCCTTCGTACAGCTGGGTGTCGTTCTCGATGATGTAGGACCCGGTGCCCGCGTTCGGGGCCGTCTTCCAAATGCGCTTTGCTTCTGCGTTTGCCATTTTTTCTTCCTGTTGTGTTGTTGTCAGTTGCGCGCCATGTTAAGCTCGACGTAGCGGTCGAGGCTCATGCGCGTGTGTCCGTTGCGACGAAGTTCGTCATACTCGCGCGCGAAATGCGCAGCGCGATCCACCGCCTGGGCTCCCTGCTCGATGTAGCGGTTGGCGACAGCCGGCGTCTTTGGCGAAGAGAAGAACTCCGCGCGCGGGTCCTGCTCGATCGAGTAGAACGTGTCGACCATCGACTGGACGTGGGCTTTAAAAGCCTCGGACCCATGCTCGCGATGGAACGCGTAGAGACGTTCTTCCAGGTCCGCTCCGAGCGGGCGGTTGGCGAGCGCCTGCATCGCGATCCGCACGTGCTCGTTGCGCTCGTCGAGCGCGTCGCGCTCTTCCAGCTTGGCTCGCAGCGCCCGGACTTCTCCGAGTGCCTTCGCCATCTGCACGCTCGCGCTGTTGGCGTCCTTCTTCTTGGACATCCCAACCGGTGCCTGCGGCATGGGCGGCTGGACCATCTCGCCGGCCTGCCCCGGGGTCATGCCCGGAACCTGCGCCTGCGCGGCCTGCTGCGTCGCTTCTGACTGCGCCTTGCGCGCGTCGACGGCTGCGCAGATCTGATCCATGTCGGCCACCGAGATGGAGCCGTCTTGGATCATCGCGATAATCTGAGAGACGTCGATGACACCTGGGCCGCCTTCCATGCCTTCGGTCGCCGGGTCAGGAGCCATCTCCTCGCCGCCTTCCTCGGCCATGTCCTCGGCCATGTCGGTGCCGTCGGTCGGCATTTCTTCGTCTTCGGTCTTCTTGTCTTCTTCGTCCATGTCTGCCCCCCTGGGCGGTTGCTGGAAAAACACGTGCGCCCCCTTGGTCGTCGCAAGAAACGCGATCGCTTCCTGCCCAAGTTGGCGGCATGGGTTGGCGGCTTTGCGCCGGGAGAATGATGCGGCGGCTTCGGTCTCCTCGACCTTGTTGACCATCAGCATCGGCAGCTCCAGGTAAGGAGCCTCGTGGTCAAGGAGCGCCAGCGAGTCGATGCCCGGGTTGCCGACGTCGAAGATCTCGACGCTGCGATACGGCAGCCGGCGCATCAGGACTTCCTCTTGGACGCTCGGGTCGGTGATGACCAAGTCGGCCATGACCGCGGTGCGCATCTGCCCTTTAAACTTGATGCGCTCCGTGCCCGTGATCTTGAAGTAGCCGGCCGGCCGGACGTCGCCGCGTCCGTTCTGGTCGTGGTGCCGGATGTGAAGCGGTGGGTGGTAGCCTTCGTCGGCCGACACTCGCGCGCGCTGGACAGCCATCGCGACCCACTTGTCGTCGAACTCGTGCGTGCCCCGGGAGCACGTCACGAAGATCGGGACGCTGTGCACGGTCAGGATGCCTTGCTTCGTTCTAGTTGCTTTGTATCCCTGCATCGTTTTCGACTATTCGCTGGATGGCTGCTAGGACTGCACGCGTTGGCTTTTGCGTGTCGCCGCTTACTAGACGCTGGACAGTTCTAACGTGAGTCGGGATGACATCTGCCACTTTTTCGGCCCCTTCCCGATTTACGAGCTGAAAAAACACTGGCCGAAGCTTTGTCCAGTCCTCTTTCATGCGCGAACTCCCGCAAGATCCGGCCGGCCACCGTGTCGAAAACCGGGGTCTGGGAAAGCTCCGACGGGAACCTTGGACTCGATAACGCTGCCGTCTTCGCGTAAACGGTTGTCCCTTTGCAGCATGGATCGCGTCATCGCGACGATCGTGCACCGGCAGTTATAGCCAAGTGGCGGACTGATCTTGCGCCACTCGACGCTGTCGGTCCGGAGGATGATCCCGTCGGCTGCGCGGTGGTTGTCGCGGGTGTCGACATCGCCGACTGCGTCGAATCGGAACGCCGGGATGATCGCCTTGATGACCGGCTCCTGGGCCTGCCTGAATCTGCCGGCGGTGACCGCCGTGTTCAGGTTGGTCCGGAACGCCATCTTCGCGTAGCTCCAGGACCAGTTGATCGTGTTGTCCTCGACCGCGTTGACGGCTGCCGCAAGTCCTGCGCCGGCTTGTCCGGCCGTCATGCCCTCGCGGATCGCTCGCTGGATGTAGTCCTGCGCCTGCATCGTCACGGTCTCGGTCGCAGCTCGGACGAACGCGATGTTCGGGCCGGCGGAGTAGAGCTGCGCGATGCGCTGCGCGGTGCGTTCGGCCGCGTTCTTTAAAGTCTCCGGAGTGCGGGCGACGAGGTCGTCGGCTGCTTCCTCCATCGGGACGACATCGAAGTATTCCTCGGCCGAGAAGGCGACCAGCTTGCTGCGGTCGGCCGCGAAGCGCTGCGCACCCATGAGCTGGGCGGCTTGCTCCAGCATCTGCCCCGCGCCGATCATCTCGCCGAACGCTGACATCCGGGCCATCACTTCGCCGAGATGCAAGCGGGCCGCGCGGGCTGCGACTCGATCCCGACGCACCTCTGCGGTGACGAGGCTGTGAACAGCCATCGCCATCGCTCGGACGACCCTGTCGGGCGTCTCCTCCAGGAGCTGGTCGGGGTCGATGTTGAACACTAGTCGTCCCAGGCAGCCATCAGCCGCTTCAGACGCTCGCCCTCAACCGGGCTGGCGTAGGCAAGCGACGACAAGTTGTAGGTGCACGGGCTCCACTTGCCGTTTCCGCGATACACCTCGACGTAAGCCTCGGTGCCGTCTTCGGCCATGCGGTTCTTGCAATAGCGAACAGGGACCCCGTCCCAGTCGTAGATCTTGGTCTTGTCAATCATTGCTTCGTTCCTTGGGTCTTGCCCAGATGGTAGTAAGCTGCACTGTAAAGGTCCTGTTGCTTTTCCTCAAGGAACTTCTTCTTGGTCTTCTCTTCGTTGGACAGGTTTTCGTCTCCCTTTTCGTCGAGAATGCGCCACGCGTCGTAGTATTCGTGCCCGCTGAGAACCCCGTCCTTGTTGCCGTCCTTGGCCCTTTGCATTGACTTGGTGTTGAACTGGATTTCGCAGATGAGTCCGGTCTCCTTGTGGCGGAACGTGGTCGCGACGTCTCGGTAGCCGGTCGGCAGCGCGCGTTCGTAGCGGTTGTCGTACTGCGACGCCGGCTCGAAACCCTGCGACGCCATCGTGGCCTCGAACTGGTCGATGGTCGTGGCGATCTCGCCCGGGTTGTTGACGCATACGGTCGCCCGCACGGTGTCCTGTAGCCGGCTGGCGTCGCCGCCATACTTGTCTTTGACCTTCTGCTCCGACCGGTCAGCCGTCTTGGGCGGGCCGATGATGACCAGCGGCGGGCCGTTGTCGTCCAGCATCTTCTCGGTCTGGTTGGCGTTCTTCTCCCGCTTGGGGTCGTCCTTGTCGAGACTGTGGTCGACCACGTCCGCGCCGAGTGCCACTTCGAGGCTGTCCGGGTTGCCGTTGTTCAGCATGTCCTGCATGGCTGCGTGCGCCGCGGGAACCTGCTGGAACAGGTCGTCGATGGTCAGGTCGCGCCCGGTCTTGCCGCCGACGGTCTGCGTGGCTTTCTCGGGAAGGCTGGCGTTGGACTTCTCGATCGTGTCGGTCAGCTGCTTCCGCTGATCCGAAAGCATCTCGTCCGCCTCCTTGACTCGCTGCTTCTGCTCGTCGCGCGGGATCGGCTCCTGGCCAGCGAGGGGTTCGGCCTCGTCGTCCCAGGTCTGCATCTCCTCCGGAGGAAGGGCCTTGTCGATTTGCTTTTTCTTCTTGACTTCTTCTTCGATCGACTTCTTGGCGTGCGGCTTTAAACCCTCGCGTTCGATCTTGCTCTTCGGGTTGGCCTGGGCCTCCTTGGCGGCTTCGTCTCGCCGCTGCTTGGCCGCCGTGTCGCGCACCTTCTCGGGCTTCTCGCCCTTCTCGTCGTCGGTCTTGCCGCCGTCGTCGCCGCCTTCCTTCGGTGCGAACTGCCCGCCCTTGCCGCTGCCGGCCGGGTGACGCTTCTGCTCGAAGACCCAGTCGATCTCGCGCCCGCGAACCATCTGCTCGCCTTGCCCCTGGGGCTGCTGTGGCGGCTGCTGCGGCTGCTCGGGCTGCCCCCCGCCTCCCATGCCACCGGGCGCTCCGAAGCCACCCATGCCCCCCATACCGCCCGCATCGGGGCTCTGGGGCTCGACCACCTCTTCGCCGTTCTCGGGCTTGCGGAAGCCGGTCTGTTCGAGCACGTCCTCCAGGGACAGCTTGACGCCCATCCGGTTCAGCGTCTCGGCCACGCCGGCTCGCTCGCGCGGGTCCTGGATCTTCTCCTGCGTGATCGTGAAGCTGGGGAGTTCGTAGGCCACCCCCAGCTCGTTCATGTTGCGCCAGTTCTCCTTCCAGATGCACCCGATCAAGTCATCGGTCAGGGATTCCTCCAGCGTGCGCCGGTCGACCTGGATCAGCGCCTCGGTGCTGTTCTCCTGGATCTCGGCCAAGGCATAGGAGCCACCCTCGCTCGCGCTGGTCGTCAGGTTGGCCCCGAGCACCAGCGTGAAGATCGTGCTCTTCAGCTCGGTCCGGATGGCCTCCATCGTCTGCCAGCCTTCGCCGCTGCCCGGCATCATCTGCACCTCGTCCGACTTGTCGAAGACGAGCACGTGCCGCGATCGGAGGTTTTCGAGCACGTCCTGCCACGAGCGGATCAGCTCCTCGTTGGGCAAGCCGGTCGCCGCGTCGCGGACGCCGTCGATGCGCGCGGTGACGATGCCCTGCGCGAATCGCTCGATGGCCTGAAGGCTCTCCTGGAAGACGTGCGTCTTCGCATACCACCACCAGCCGAGCGCGTCGCGTAGACCGCGCCCGTGGCCCAGGCTGGCTTGGTCGTCCTGGTAGACGTGGCGGATCGTGCGGTTCGCTTCTGCGATGGTCTCCGGGATCCACTTCTGGCCGGCGATGTCCCAGACTTCCCACGACGCGTAAATCGACTTGCCGTCGTTGTGCGGGACCTTGCGGAACATCCGCTTGTCCAGGTCCTCGATCCGATTCGGCACCCACCAGACTCGTGGCTTGCCGTCGCCCAACGTGAGTGTGCGGTGCTCGCCGTGGATGCGCCCGAACCGTGCGCCGCTGAAGAAGGCTCTAGCCAGCTGGAAGCGCGCCTCGGTGAAGTGCTTGATCTGCTCGATCAGCTGCGTGCCGACGGTGACCGCCATCGGTGCGCGCGGGGTCTCGACCTTGGGCTGGATCTTCCACGTGCGGCCGGCGATCAGGTGCCGGCGGTAGCCGACCGCGTGCGCGATGTCCGCGTCGCGGAGCATCTTCTCCTCGACTTCCGGGTCACGGTTGAGCCAGACACTTGGGTCGTAGATCTGGACGCCGTTCATCCATGCGGACGACAGCGCGCGCGTGTAGAGCTGTTGGCTCTGGTTCCGGAGTCGGAGGTCTGAGGTCACGGTCTTGGCCTTTTAAACTGCTACGTCGGCGAGTGAAGCAACGAGACGCTGCCCGTCGATGATGCTCGACTCGGGTGTTTCGTGGATGTCGTCGGTGACGTTGCGCTCCAGCGCGTCGACGTTGACCACCGAGAACTTGGCGTCGGTGACTGCGTAGGCGTCGAGCGCGCGCCGGATCTCGTAGGCTTCGTCGTAGATCGCGGTCGCCGTGTCCAGCTGCGGCTTGCGCCAGATGATCGGGACGTCCGGTCCGCTCGTGCGCGTCTGGAAGGTCGAGCGGATCTCGCTGACGAACCCGGGTAGCGCGTTGGTGAACGCTGCCCCGCCGCCGGCAGACGCTGCATCGTTGGTGCCGAGAATGACAAACACGCCTTTCAAATCGGCTTGCTTTCCGAGCGTGGTGTTGATATATTGGAGCGTTGCAGCGTAGTCGGCTTCGAGTTCGTCCCAGTGCTCGCCGCTCGCTGCCGACGTCCAGATGCCACCTTCCGACCCGGTGCCGACGTAGGCGGTCAGCTCGGTGGCCAGCGCCGAGCTGTTGGACGCCCGCTTGATCAGGACGAAACCGTCGGGGTGCAGCAGCTCCAGCTCGTGCATCAGCGACACCTCCGGTCCGCCATACGCCCCCGTCGTGCCGCTCGTGTTCGAGTTGGTCGCGAAGTCGTAGGCTTCGACCGCGCCCGACCCTCGGTTGAAAATGCCTTGCTCCGAGCCGCGCGGGCCGGCGGTCAGCGTGGGGCTGTCGAGCTGGGTCAGGTAGGCCGTCTGGATCTGCCCGACCGCGATCGAGTCGCCGATGAGGATGTAGAGCGGGATGCCTCCATCGTAGGCAGCCGCCGCGCCGGCGAGCTGTAGCTCATACGCCTTGGCGATCTTCGTCGAGTAGCTGCCCCAGTAGGTGGACGCCGAGTAGTGCGCCTTGGTCTCGGCCGGCAGACCGTAGCTGGTGTCGGAGCCGGACAAGCGCTCGCCCGCCATCGACACGGTGCGGATGTTGGTCCCGTCCTCTGCGACGCTCTGGTGGATGATGTTTGCGGTCCCGGTGAACAACGGGACGTTGATCGCCTCGTCGTGGTTCACGAGCACGATGCCGGCGGACGCGTTGCCCAGGGTCGTGCGCAGGTAGGCGATCCAGGCTTCGAGGTCCGCCTTGTAGGTGGCCACGTTGCCGGGTGCGCCGGCCCAGCTGAGAACGTCGCGCTGGCTCTGGTCCAGGACGATCAGGTCCCACGACAGGGTGTCGCCGTTGGCTAGCGTCGTCCACGCGGTGTCCATGCTCGCTTTAAACGCCTCAAACGCCGAGCGGATGCCGCTGCCGGCGGTGGCCCAGGACCGGGTCGTCGCGACGCTTGCGTATTTCGACAGCTGGAAATACGGCGAGGAGTTATGGATCGACCAAAGCCGGTGGATCAGCCCCGCGTCCGGCCCGACTCCGTTGCCCAGCGCCTGCCAGGATGAGCCGCCCCGCTTGGCTGAGTAGTCGACCGCCGAGATTTCGGGGATCGTGACCCAGCCGGGTGCCGGGTGGTAGTCGCGCCACGCCCCGTCCGAGATGAAGAACGACGGGGTCCCGGTCGGGGTGCTGCCGTTGACCCATGCGGAGATGGTCAGGGTGTCGGCAGTGTTGGACGTGATGAATCCGCGCGCCTGGAAACCGACCAGGGTCACGTTCATCACGGTCACGTATTTGTTGACGTGCTCGTCGACTGTCCAGCCGGGCGAACCCGATGCGGTGATGGTCGTCGAGGTCGCCGCGGACATGGTGTAGTCCGTCGCGCCGTAGCCGCCGTCGAACCACGGGAACCAGTTCAGCGAGGTCGCTGTGGGTGCGCCTGTGGCCGCGTCGCTGGGGACGACTCGGAGCGTTTCGAAGTCCCGGAACTCCTGAAGCGTGGTCAGCCCCGCCGGCGAGACGGTCGCGCGCAGTCCGGGGCTGCCCCCGTGGACCATGTAGTCGCCGATCAGAAGAACGCTAGGAACGGTTGCCATGGTTTAAAAACAGCCGTCGCCCAGCATAGCGCAATGTCAAGGATTCCACCGAGAAAACCTCGACTTTCCGGGGAGCCACGTCGACGGGGTCGCGCGGGAATCGGGGTGAACGTCTGGGCTCGACGTAGCAACCTCCTCGGGGTCGCGTGGCGGCTGCTGCTGGCCGAACGGGTGCGCTTCGAGGTAGGCCCAGGCTCCGCTGGTCGCGTCCACGAGGTCGACGAGTGCGCCTTCTGGGAAGCCTTCCAGCTCGTCGAGGTAGGCTTGGACCCACGGGCCGGACATCATGCGGATGCCGTCGCGCGCGTGGAAGGGGTGCAGTCGTGCGTCCGCTCCCCACCACGGGCCGCCCGTGTCGGGACACTCGCCCCGCCGCTGCCAGCCGCGTTCGAGGCACGAGGCAACCGGGTCCGCTCGTCCGGCCTTGCCGGTGACGTGCGTCGGGTTGCGCATCATGGTCGCGCTTTCCTGCTCGGTCAGGACCTTGGGCCGCGCGCCGGCAACCCGGAAGCCCTGACTCTGGAGCCGCTTGCGCAGCGCCTCGAACTGCGCCGGGCCGCCTGAGCCGCCTTCGATCTCGACGCCGACGATGGTCCCGGGGCCGTCGATGTGCGCCTGCCGGACGATCATGTCGTCGCGCCGGCCGGGTGTCGCTCGGAATGCGACCGCGTGCTCAACGACCCGGACGCCTTCCCGAAGCCGGGCCATCAGAACGCCGGCGGTGCGTGCTGCGTCGGCCTTCTCGCTGGCTGCCAAGTCCCACCAGCGGATGCGCAGCGCGTCGCCGCTGGGGATCGGATACTCCTGGGGGTCCAAGAGCGGGCCGAACCACTCTGCCCGGAAGTAGTCGCCGGGGTCGCGTGCGCTCCAGTCGCCTTCGAGGAGCTGGGCTCGCACGGTCGGGTGCAAGCGCTCCAGGCTGCGGGTGTAGGCTGCGGTGTCCAGGTGGGGGTTGTCGGTGACTCTCGCGGGCACGTAGGGGCATGGTGGCG